GGAAGTCCGAAAGTTAATATTAGAAATAGTAGTGATCTGTATCCGTGTAGTGAGTTTCGAACAGTACGCGGCCCGTTATATTTCTTGCAGCATTATATTAGAAAGTTAGATAATTGGCACTTCAGAATGATAAGGTACGCAACTAAAGGTAAGAGGATAGCAGATAATTTGTACTTTAGTTTTGATTTTCCTGCTAATCAATGTGATCACAAAGCATGTAATTGCGTAGTAAAAGTTAGAGGGAAGCACGTTGTTACACAGGATTACCAGTTTGACATAAGTCTGAGTGACTATGAGAAATCGTTAGCGTCTTTTGCAATAGACTGTAGTTCTAGGTATGATCATGTAGCGGGATTTCCAATTAAAAAAGAAGGGGATAAGGAGCAGCTTTATTTTCTGACAAAGCTCGTACCGAAGAAAGGGCGTACAGTTAATATGCGCGTAGTGCCGGCACCGATGTCTCATTACAAGTATCCGACAGTAGCACCGTATATTCGACCGCATTACTCTATTTATGATATAATCAAACGAGCGGATATGAGGTACTGGGACTCAAAAGGAATCTCAACGGATGCAGTGCAGAGATGTTGGTGTGATAGCGTTAATATGAGGAAAGACACACTAGTAGCATTATGCTTAAATAAACTTTCGATTTATAATAATGTTTATGGCAAAATAAATGGGCGACCAATGTTCGTGGCGGCCGCTGATGGGTTGTTCGATGGTCATAAGTATGCAGATGCAGTGGGAGAAATGGTGCGAGAGACTCACGTGACAAGTACGGCAACCAAGGAAGCTTTCAAGCATTTACCTCAGGCTTTAGATCTCCTTTATCTTCATTTAGGTACAAAGGACAAAATAGGGAAGTACGATTCAACGATAGAGATGTCCAACTGTAATAGTTCCTACTTAGGTTCGGCTGAGGGCCTTCAGCGAGGGTATGAGGAGCGGATAAAATTAGACGATGGAACGTGTTTGCGAATATCTCCAAGTTCAAAGAAAGCGGAAATGTTCCTGCATGATATACGAATAGTAATGAATTGGTTAGAACATGGAATACCTTTTCAGACGTATTGGGACGCTAAAGAAAAAAATGAAATACGTTATACTCGTACGAAGCAAGAGGATGACAAGGCTTGGAATGATTTCTTGCATTCGGTTCGTCTTTTTGTCATTCCGAGTGGTCCTTTTATTATCCTTGAGAGATTACTGTGCACAATGCGCCATCTGATAGAGCGAGGTGGATGCATCACAATAGGTCATTGTTGGTCTGGAGGGGGTGCAGCCAGACTGGCGGAACGAGTAGGTATAACATTAGCGAATTGTTTTGCACTAATAATGGTCGAAGGCGATATTAAAAAATTCGACTTATCAGTGTTGGCCTGCTTAGTAGACTTGTA